TAGAGGGAAACAATGCAATCATAGGCGCTACCATCATTGGCGGAAACGGCGCAATAATCTCGGTCGAGGTGATCGACTCTGGCTATGGCTATCTAGAGAATGAATCAGTCTCAATGCAGAGCGCAAATAACCCCAGCCCTGTCTCCGGCAGTTCTATAGTATTCCGGAGCGGAAGGGGTGAGGGACGGTGGTTAAATAGAAAGAGCTTTGCAAGCGATATCATGTACATCCAGGATGGGCTGTTCTACCAAAACTATTCGTATCAAGTGATAGCCCAAAGGATGCTCTCGTCTTATGAGAAGCTAGTTCGTGACCTTACCCACCCGGCTGGAGTGGCCCTGTTCGGAGCCTTTAGGTCTCTGGACGTGGTGGAAGAAGATCTAGACGTGGTTTCCGAATCGTCTATAGTACAGCAATAAACCTGTTTGGGAAGATCAATGACGTCAATTCTCACGGTAAATCACTATGTCCAGGAAGCCAACTCTTTTATAGAGGACATAAAGGCCAATGAGTCGACCTACTATGTCTATGCGGCTAGACCACAGCCCTGGGCCAACTCCAGCGGCGGAAACGACGACTCTGCAATTCAGGTCGTAAACAACTCTGTAAGTCAGGTAGAGTTGGAGGTCTTTGATGACCTGCTTTTCGGAAAGCTTGTGACAGATCTAGATGTAGGTCACGTCGTGCCGAGATACAACTGGGTGTCAAATACGGTCTATGCTCAGTACGATCACATGGACGCTGACCTGTACTCAAAGAACTTCTTTGTGGTGACCACGGGACAGAATGACCAGTACAATGTTTTTAAGTGCATAGATAACGCAAGCAATGCCGCATCTATAATCAAGCCTACTCTGCAGAGCACTCAGGGCACGTTCACGACGGGCGACGGCTACACCTGGAAGTTTATGTACACGGTTGATGCCGCGGCAAACACCAGGTTTACCACCGCTGGGTTTATACCCGTGTCTGCAAATTCGCAAGTGTCTGGCAACGCAACTCCTGGAACCATAGACGTGATCAGAGTCTCGAACGGGGGCACTGGATACCAAGTCTACGAGACCGGGCTTCTGGACTCAATTCTGGATCGCTTTACAATCAAACTTCCCACTACATCGTCTTCGTTTGATAATTACTACTCCAACTCCTCGATATATCTAAAGTCAGGCTTCGGCGCTGGGCAGGTCCGTGAGGTATCCTCATACAACGGTACTACAAGGAGGATTACAGTATCGGATCCTGTTGATACCTACGTGAGACTTGACTTTGCCAACAGTGCATTTGTTACAGGCGGTGATGTAGGTGAGAGCGTAAGTCAGATCATCGACACGATCGGATACAGTTCAAGTGTAGGGTTATTCAACCAGTTCTCCAACGTCATACAGTCTGACACGGGTGTTACAGCCTCGATACTGACCGTTAACTCTAGCGCACTGGGTGTCTCCAAGTTTAATAAGGCTCAATCGTTCACCGTAGGTCTTGCAATCAGAGACGCTACGGATTCAGGTACTTTGAAGACAGATAAGATCAACATCTCAAACTCAAGTGCGCTGGGGCTAACAGTAATCCTAAATGCCGGCACCGGGTACACGGCTAACGCCAACGTTGCCATCATTTCGACCAGTGGAACGGGAGGCACGGCAAACGCGCAGGCAAACGGTGTCGGAAAGATAGCTGCAATCAATCTGGTTACAAGCGGAAACAACTATCAGACTGAACCGACCGTTACTGTCTCAGTACCGGTGGCTCAAACTTTTAATGCAAATACAGGTGTGGTCGGTGGTACGGGCGAGGGGTCCAACAACATCATCCTTCTAGCGACATCGGGGTCGTTTGAGGCTGGAGACAGGATCCGGTACCAAGTGACAGTCACCAATACGGCTGTCGGTGGGCTTGAGAGCAACACGACCTACTTCATACAGTTCTCAAACTCTACGGCCATTGCTCTGTCCAATACTGCAAACACCTCTGCAGGTAACCGAATAGCGCTTATTCCAGGAAACACAGAGACAGGTCACACTCTACAGGGGATTACAGCAACCGCTAGGATCTTACCCTTAGGACTATATGGGACAAACACTGCGGCCGCGGCTACATTTACCACCGACTATGCCAACGGTAACTTTATCAGGGTTGGCGAGGATGCAAATAGAAATGTCAGAAGAATAGCATCCGTCAACTCTATCGTAATTATAGTTGATAGACTGTTTGCTAATACATCGTCCAGTGCAAATACATTTAAGATCTCTACTGCACTCATTCCTACCTCGGTGTCGGTATCCACGGCCAACGGTATTATATCAAACACCAATCTAAATTCAATAAGACTCTTGATAGCTAACACTTCGGTCCCGGGTGCCCAGTTCATAGTGGGTGAGAGAGTCGACTTTGTGACTTCATCAAACACATCACTGAACGCAAATGGAACTATAGCTTACGCCAATTCAACGGCTTTGTTTCTATCTAACATACTTGGCACCTGGTCCGCTGGTCAGAGGGTCAGAGGCAATTCGTCAGATCTAGTGGCTGACGTGCTCTCGGTTGACTCTAAGCCTAATGTCACTCTCAAGAACCCTTCTGGAAACTTCTTGATAGGACAGCAGGTCGACTTTTCGGTTGGAGGTTCTAATACAGGTATTGCCAATCTGGTGAGCGTCACCAACCTCACTGAGGGAACGGTTGAGTACGAGGTAGGTCCGACGGTCAAGATAACAGGTGACGGTAACGGTGCAATTGCATACGCGGTTGTCAATACTCAGGTCGGATCGGGCAATGCTGTGTCTAAGATTGTGGTCATCAATCCAGGGTCACGATACACTAAGGCAAACGTACAGATCTATGCCAACAACCTATACGGCAACAGTGCTACTGCGGTCGCTATCATGTCTCCGATCGACGGTCACGGTTCTGATGCAGTGCTTGAATTGGGCAGTAGGTTTGTGGCTACTACAGTCAAGTTTGACACCATTGCCAACGAGAACTGGTACTATCCGTCCAAGGTCTCGTTCCGAAAGATAGGGATCATCAAGAACCCCGAATTTGCAAACTTAGTCGTGACGACCTCTGACTATGACAGAGTTGAACTATCACTCACGTCAACTGCTGGCACCTGGTCTCCTGGAGAGATTGTGGTCCAGTCTGCAGCAAATGCAGCAGGCATGGTGCTGTCTGGGAACTCTACGTCCCTAAGAGTGTCAAATGTCCAGGGTACATTTGCTCAAGCCCAGACACTATACGGGTTTGTTTCAGGCACCACGGCTAACGTTGCACTGGTGACAACCGTAAGGTTTACGACTGAAGAGAATGCGATCCAGCCATCCACGGGCGCCACATTCAAGGTGATTTCTCCGGTGGCCAATACCCTTTATGTCACTGAGATTGTAGGTCAATTGGCAAACAATCAGCCGGTTGTGGGCTCTACATCAGGCGCTGCAGCCACAGTCACTGGGATACTTAACCGTGACAGTACAAGAGACCTGTCAACCACCTTTGCAAGAAGGTTTAATCAAACAGCTCGGCTCACATTTGCGTCGATTGCAGGTTCGTTCTCTAACTCTGAATACATCTCCCAGAACAATGCCAGCGGAAGGATCATTGATCTGATCTCTGATTTGGATGTTAACATCACTAATTTGACAGGAACGTTCTCCATTGGAGATACGGTCACCAATTCCAATACGGCTGCAAACGGGAAGGTGACTTTTGCAAACTCCAGTTACATAAAGATGACTGCAGTCTCCAACACGTCTCTATTTTCCAACGGTAACATCATACAGAACGGGTTGGGTGCCAACGCAACGGTCAATACCGCATTTAGGGTGGCAATTCTATCGGACGTATCAAAAACTGCCAATTTTGTCACCGGATTTAACTTTGTTACTGGACAGAACTCTGGAGCTACAGGCTTGCTGCAAGTCGTATCTGATCCTGATCTTATTAGAGAGACTGGCAAGGTTTTCTATACGGAGACTTCGAATTCGGTAATAAATAAGAGTTTGAATACCACCGAAGAAATCCGACTTATCATAAAGTTTTAAGAACAGAGGCTCGATTCGCGAATGGCTCTAGATACAAATTTCAATGCGGCGCCGTACTTTGACGACTACAGCGCAAATAATGACTTTCATAGGGTACTGTTCAAGCCTAGTGTGGCTGTACAAGCAAGAGAGCTCACCCAGCTCCAAACAATCCTTCAGGACCAGATAGAGAAGTTTGGCAAGCACATCTTCAAAGACGGATCAATCATCGAGGGTTGTACCATAAACTTTGATGGTGGATACTCATTTGTAAAGGTCACGGATACGGCCACAAACGGTTCGGTGATCAGTGTGAACGATTACCTCGGGTCGAGGTTAGTCTCTACCGCTAACCTTCAGGCAATTGTGGTCAATACCGCTGCAGGTCTGGAATCAAACGATCCTAATCTCAATACGCTGTACTTAAAGTATCTGAACTCCGCCAATTATGCAAACGGGGCACAACAGAAGGCGTTCGACCCGGAAGAGATCTTGGAAGTTCGAAATACAGATGATGCAGTGATAGCTGAGATCCAGGTAGCTAGCAATTTCTATAGTCCAGTCGGGGTGGGTTATGCCGTTTCCATTGGCGAAGGAACCATCTTCAATAAGGGCTTCTTTATTAGAGTAGAACCGCAGACACTTGTGGTCTCCAAGTACTCAAACTTACCAGAAAACATCTCGGTTGGCTTCTTCACCAACGAGACAATTGTAACTGCCGACGGTGATAGCTCACTGTTTGACAACGCATTGGGTTCGACTAACTTTAATGCTCCTGGTGCTAACAGACTCAAGCTTATTCCTAGACTTGTAACAAGAGCGGTTGATACGACTAATTCAACTGCAAATACCACAAACTTTTTCTCAATTGTTAATTTTAACGGGGGTAGCCCTACCTTTAAGCTTACGGACCCACAGTACGCTAGAATCGGCGCCGAGTTGGCAAGGAGAACGTTTGAGGAGTCTGGGAACTACATCGTCAATCCGTTTGAATTGAGCGTATCGTCCAATGCGACCAACTCTAATAACCTAGTACTAGAGGTCAGCAGGGGTCTAGGTTATGTCCAGGGCTACAGGGTAGAGTATGCCGACACAAACCGTGCAAACATCAGAAAGGGGATCGACACTGTTTACTTCCCCAATCAGATCACTACGGCCAACTTCGGTAACTATGTGTACGTCAACGAGATGGCGGGTGTGTTTGACATCAATACTCTAGACGAAGTCGGGTTGTATGCCACTGCAGCAACCAAACTTACATCTGGGAACTACACACCCACTGGATCTGCACCGGCAAGCCAAATCGGAACTGCAAAGATCAGAGGACTGGAGTACTTCTCTGGTATTCCCGGATCACCCGACTGTCAGTACAAGATGTACCTGTTTGACATAAAGATAACATCGGGTGGTTTTAGCTTCTCTGATGTCAGGTCCATCTACGCAACTGACTCTTCTGGTGTTGCAGGCTATGCCGATTCTGTACTTGTAAGCGGGCAGGCGGTTCTCAGAGAGACAGCAAGCCCTGACGTTGTTTTTGATCTAGGACAAAGCGCCGTTCAGACAATCAACACGACTGCTACCTCTTTCTTTTACAAGACAAAGACCACAAGGACCTTCCAGGCAAACGGCACGGCTACTCTGACTCCACCTGCATCACACCCGGGTGGTTCCGATGTGATTGCATTGACCGGATCACTATCAGAGGCCAATGAGCTCAGGTTTATTGTAGTGGCAAACACCTCTGCAAACGCTGTAAACGTTGCTGGTGTAACGGTTTCTGTTAACACCACTTCAGTCAATGTGGACGGTTCTGCTACATTCACCTCAAACTTTGCAGTCGGTGACTACATCGCGGTGGGTAACAGCTCTACTTCAAACGTGAGAAGGGTTGTAGCGGTCACCAACACCACTCAACTAGTGGTGAACTCTGTGTTCGGCTTCACGAACTCTACCGCCACAGCGGCTAGGCACTTTCCGGCAGGAGCGCCGATTCCCTTTACCAGGGAAGACTCCGCTAATGTCGTTGTGGCGTCTGACGGATCTTTGGCCACGTTTAATCTTGGAACAAATCTGGCCTCCACGTTTGTGGCCACTATCTACTATGATGCGTTCAGGAACCAGGCCACTCAAGCTGCCAAGATAATCAACAAGAATCGCTTTGTAAAGATCCAGGCCAATACACACCCGACCAGAAACCAGGGTCCATGGTCACTAGGTCTTGCCGATGTGGTCAAGGTGCGCGGGATCTATCAGGGTACGACGTACGCGAACACCAACCCAGAGCTCTCCAGACTCTTTGTCCTAGACAGTGGGC